GTATCATCTTTAGGTATAACTTTGTCAGCTCCGGTACCAGTTTTCTTTAACTTGTAAACATCGTTAGCGTGCGTCTTGTAGTTGAAGTATAATACCTCTACTTTGTTATAATCTTTATTATATCTCCTCCTAGTAGCGTCACGAGGCCCTTCAACTACTTCTTTTATGTCTGCTTCAGACAGACTAGGAAATTCTTTTACTAGCTCGTTTATTGGTATCTGTTTAACTTCACCTACATAATATATGTCATCAAAATAAGGTGAGTCTGTGTGAGAATAAACTAAGTTAGCTGGATCTACATACTCAACTTTAGCACCATCATTATAATTAAAGCTAGTTTTCGTAGCACCTATACCTATAGTAACTAAATCGTAAAGAGTTCTACGTTTAGTTAAATCATAGTTGCAGCCTTCGAATAGAACATTGATAGCTTGCTCTTCAGCTATCTCAATAGACTGTTTGTAATTAAGTTGCATGTGTAATGCTAACTCTTCTTCTGAATCTGGTAATGTTTCTTTATCGTTCTCGTATAAGTTAACGTTGAATAATTCTTGAGCACCATCATTAAACTCTTTACCTCTAATATCTCTAAGCATAGAGTCCATATACTTAGTCCTCTTGCTAACTCCATAGTCGTCTTGAGAAAAAGCATTAACCTCGTATGATCTTTGAGACATACCGTTAACAACAATATCTACAAACTTAGATATTATAGGCACTGGTTTCCAGTCAAGGTTTAAGTAGCTTAAGTCACCGTTTATAGATAACTCATTTTTATATTTTTCAACAGACTGTTCACCTCTAGCGTAAAGTCTAAGCTTGTGAAACGTATCATAATTACTAGTGAACTTGTCATCTCTATTACCAAACCATTCAGTCTGAATAGCTCTAGCTACTTTTAGACCGTATTCATTTGTCATCTTTTCTAAATCACTAACCGCTTGCGACGGGAAGTTTACAACAGACTCTGTCATATTACTTTATTATTTTAGATGTTATTCCATTATTATTGTACTTAGACAACGATAAATTTAAAGGCTGTCTTTTATTATTGGGATTTGGTTTATACAAATGCCTGTTACAAGCCATAATAGCTAAGCCAGAACTTATAGAAGCATCATGCTTAGTTCTTTTGTTTATATCAAACTTTGACCAATCATTCAGTAGTTCATTAAAATAAGTTGTACCATAAGTACCGTCTTGTTGAAGACCTACGTGATCGTTGATGTACATTTCTATAGCTGCAGCATGAGCTTGTTTTATATCTTCACTAGAGTTAGGTATACCGCCAACTTCTTTTTCAGCGGTTGATAACTTGTTCCATATCTTGTCTGGTCTGTTCATGCTAAAACCTCTGTAACCTCTTCTACGTAAATAGTAAAGTAATCTAGGTTTATTATTCTCCGCTAGTATCGGCATGCCATAGAACACTAATGCCATTAGAACATCTTCAAAGAATATCTCTGCTGTTTGAGGTCTAGCTATGTATTCTAAAAAGAAAGTATTAGCCGGTGCGTCTTCCATGCTAAACTTAGTTAATCCATGTAACGCTCCTTTAGACCCTTTATTATCAACAGTACCACTAATGTCGTAGCTATCACAACCAAACGAACCAACGTGATCGTTTCCTGGGTATTTAACTCCATTTTTTATAATAACGTTGTTCTGCATGTTACTGTTAGGAACCCAACTAATTTTAAACCTACCGTTAGGGTCTGGGTTAAAAATAACTCTTGTGTCTTTTACACCGTTCTCCCATTGAAAGTTACCTATAGTAAGTACAGAAGAGTTCCTATTACCTTCATTGTAATCTATCTGCTCGTATATCTTAACTAAGTTAAATAAGCTTTGCTTTGTCTCGTCTCTAAAAGCATGCTCTTCTGTTCTAGGAAACTGTCTGTAAAATTCATTTAAAGCATCTTGATCATCTCTCAAACCTTCAACTTCATTTTCCCAATGATCTATTACTCCTATATCTATTAGTTCACCGTCTGGTCCACAAACATCTCGCTCTGGAGTATTGAAGACTGGCCATCCAAAATCATCAATAAATCCTTCAAAGTTCCACTCCATTGGTATAAAAAAAGAATATAAACCAGACTTTGTTTGACCATTTCTATTTCTTTTAGTTGAGTCAGAGTTATTGTATATATCTTTAAAGTTCTGACCACCTTTATCTAAAGCGTTTGATGTTGAACCCATCATACACTTACCTATAATCCTACTACCTAATCTTAAACAAGTTTTAGTAACTCGCCAGTTGTTTCTAATATTATCAGGCTTTTCCCACTTACCGCTTTCATCATGAACTAACAGTGCTAGTTTCTCACCATCATAACTATTATCACCAGTATTTTTCCAGTCGATAGTAGTGTCTAAGCCTTGTACATCGTCCATCTCCTCTCTTTCTTTCATCTTACGACGCGTGAACTTTTTAGCAGGAACTCTATACGCTAGCTCAGACTTAGGACGATCCATACCATCTTGTATTGGCTTAAAAAAGAAAGGATAGTTAAAGCTTATCGGTACTACTTTATCTGTAAACATTTTCTTTGCATCACCACCACTCTTCGAAAGTATCCCAAATCTACTATCACTTGCTAACGTAGCTAAATTAACAGTTTCAGCCGAACTCATAAATGAAAATCCAGATCTTCTATTCTTCAAGTAACACATACCGTAGCAGCGTTGATCAGCTTTGCAAGCTTCCCAGAATATAAAGAACAACCTGTTTGATTCTCTAAAATCAGGAGCACCTACATCTATCTTACTCCATTGCAGGTACATATAGTAACTACCTGTCAAGAAAGTTGGGACACCTTTATTCATAAACCAAAAACCATTGTCTCTTCTAGTAAACTCTTGATCTATATATGTGTAATGTTTTTCTTTAAAATTCTCTGGTTTGTCTTGCCACTCAAATACAGTCTTGATATTCTTAAACTCAGGGTTTGGATCGAACCTTTTCCACTTCTGCTTAGCCTTGCTATTGTCACACTTGTAAACAGACTTAGGCGTTAGAGGCAGAGCTATTTTTAAACCCTGAAGTTCTAACACCTCACCTATCTGACCAGTCTTAGAAATCACAACAAAGTCGTGCTCTTTGTTATAACCGTGCTTCCACCCTTTAGACTTATTGAGTCTACTAAGAGTGTTAAGTCTAACTGGTTCTATTGTTTTAACTAACTTTTGACTATACATTATTTAGATCTACCTTCTGCAAAACCCTTAAAGTTTGATTTATTGTCAGATTCTTTTTTATCACCTAACATATTCTCTTCGTCTTCTATCCTGCTTAATATTTCAAAAGCATCGAATATAGCTAGCTTTTTAGTAGCGGCAGCATTTTTTAGTCTGTCTGCAGATATATCATCATCAGAATCTACAATAGGCTCTTTAGCTACTTTAATTAGCTCTTCCACCGCTTTCCGCCCAGCTTGGATTATACTCTTCTTCGTCTCCTTTATATTCATATTCAATTGTAATAAAATTATTCATAACTCTATATAGCCTTTCTCCGTCAACAACAAACTCGTATTCACTGCTAGGTCTAAATCCTACTAATTGTGTAGGTAAGAACGCACCGTCAGAGTATTTAACAATACCCATCAGTGGAACTTCTACTTCGTTATTTAAATTGTTTTTTGATTTTAAAGGTTTAACGAACGTAAACCCAGGTGTGGCTATCCAGTTACCATCTCTTTTGTACATGTATATTTGGTCTTGAGAAACTAGAAACTGATCTTCACTAAGAAAACCCCTACTGTTCTTCTCTATACCTTTAACATTGTGCCAGCGTCTAAATACATTGTGGTGAACTAAAACTCTCTCCCCTCTTCGTAACCCATTAGGATTCCAAACAGGAGTACTATCAATAATGCCTTCGCGATTAACATATTGGTGATTAAATATTTCGGTGTTTAATATTAAATCTTTGCCATCTACTTTTACTGAGTTGTTGTATCTTTCACCAGCAGGGCTTATAATAAAATCTTGTACAGGTGTCATCAGTACTCTAAGTCATACTCCACCGATACTGCCATGTTTTTATTAAAGTCCTTCCAAGGTATCACTACCTTTTCTTTTCTTATGTATATAGAATACTTATGCTCTTCTTCTATAATATCACATATGGTATGACCACCATAAACATTTTGACCAACCGCATAATGCATTGAATCGTTCTTGTAATCTTTACCTATTGTGATTTTTCTTATAATACTATTCTGCATCTTCCTTATAATTTATTGAACCATCGTTCATGTTTATATCAGAAGTGCCGTATTTTTTCTCTAGATCATTTTGGGCTAAAGCTGCTTCATCTCTTACTGTTGCTAGCTTGTGAAGGTATAAATGCTTTTGAGCTTCTATTCTACCTACTTCGGAGTGAATATTGTTTATAGTACTTACTATGCTACTTAACCTACCCAACTCTTCTACTGTTACTTTTTCAGCTTTAGGCTTCAAGTCTATAACTTTTTCTTTTTTCTTTGCCATTATATTTAATTTTATTTAATTTTAGTTTTCTCTATTGATCTACCACCAAAGTAAGCACCGATAACTGTTATCAACACTAACTGTAGTAGGTCAGTCCATTTTTGTTCTACTTCAAAAGCTATAGTTCCAGCATCTATGAATATCATCAATACAGTTGATACTACTAAGAACACGAGAACCATTGGTCTAACATTTTTAGATAACCAAGAGTCAGACTTCATATCTGCCTCCCATCTATTAGTAACCTGTTTTTGAAGCTCTAACTCGTGGTTAGATATTAATTGTTTAACTTTCTGTGATG